TACTGAATATCTGTATATATCATTTGTACCCATTTCAATATCAGTTATTTCAGATGCTACAGTTGTTAAAGAAGTAATTTCATCTAATTGAGCAAAATAAATAAACTTAACACCTCCCACTAAATCTCTACATGGGATTCCCCTTCCTTTTGTTAAATTACAAGCCATATTTTTATTTTTTTAAAAGTTAAAGAGAAGGAGATTTTACTCTCCCTCTCTATAATTGTGTTAATTAGTTTTGTTGTACTATTTCAGCACCTATTCCTACTTGCACACCAGCAGAATATTTAGCAATAACACGAACATTGTCCGATCCATCAAGAGGTCGCATGTCTAAAAGACGTAATTGAGCCATGTCAGAAACTAGGTCAGTTCCAAAAAATAAATTTGATGTTTGTGCAGCAACTAAAGAATTATCAGGCATTCCATAAACAACTGATAATTTAATTCCTTCAAACATAGCTTCGTAATCACTATTCATAGAATAAGCATTAACATATCCTAAAGTAGAGATTGCAGAGATATATAATCTGTAAGTTTTCCAGTTCATGTAAATTCTTAAATCTTCTTTACCATAAACAGTAGATGGAATTGCAGCAGCTATACCTTGTAAGTTTGCTATAATGTTAGTAGCTAAATAAGCAACACCTGCACCACCTGCATTATTTGTTTGAATAACATTACCATTTACTGCAAAAGCACCTGTACCAGCCGTTAAAAACCCTTCAAATTGTCCTGCAGTTGCAGCAGCACCATTCCATACTGAATCCTCAATTCCTTGAGCAATATGTTGTGTGAAATTAGCAATAACAAAATCTTCAAACTTAGGTACATTATCATTCATAGCACCTGCTTTCATTTGCTCACTTTCCCAACTTTTTAGCAATTCTTCCTTGCAGTATTCTGTGTTAATTTGTAGATTCTTTGGAGTTAAGATGCTTTCTGTTAATGCTAAAGCACCGAGTGGTACAAAATTACAATTTGCGTTCTGTATCATTCCTGATGCAGCGAATTTCTGTAAATTTTCTTTAAACTTAATATTTTGTAAAACTGTTAAATGTTCAAGAGAAGTTGCTTCTCTCATTGCTGCTGCTAGGTAAAAACCTGCTGCCTTGCCTGCATAATTACTTGCTACTGTTAAAGCCATGATTATTATTTTTTAAATTATTAATTATTTTGATATATTATATAGTATTCTTTCTCTTTTAGTCATTTTTTCAAGATTAGATTTACTATGTTCTTTTTCTTTACTAAATTTATTAGTTACTACAGGTTTATCAGCAGGTTCTTTTGATAATTCAATTACTTTAGATTTTAATTCATCTATTTTAGCTTGATATTCAAATTCTACTTCTTCTGTAGTTTTAATTTTTTTCGGAGTAGGACTAGCTTCAGAATCCATTTCTACATCTGATTCTTCTTCTTCTATATTTCCTACTTTATCTTTTTTAAGGTCAGCAACTGCATCTTCAAGGTTTTGTATTCTTTTTTCCATACCAGCCCAATCTGCAACATCAGCTTCCTTACCATCATCTTCAGCCATTTCTTCTTTATCTCCTTTTAAATCAGAAATTGCGTCTTCAAGGTTTTGTATTCTTTTTTCCATTCCTTTCCAGTCTGCAACATCTGCTTCTTCTCCATCTTCAGCCATTTTTTCTTCTACAGGATTGCCTTCTGTTTCTTTTTCTATTTCATCATCATATAATTCAGCAACAATTCCTTCTTTTTCTACTGAAAAGTTTTGTCCTTCATCTGTACGATATTTACCTTCTGGTAATAATATTGTTGAACCATCTTCAGTAAGTACCGAAATATCACTTCCTGCTTCTAAGGAAACGGCAGTAGATACTATAATTGTACCATCTTCCAGTTTTGCCTGAAATTCAAGGTTAACTTCTTCTTGATCTTTATTAAGTCCAAGTGCTACCAATATTTGATTTTTTAAATCCATAGTAAGTTCTTTTTTTATATAATAGAATTATTTATTGTTTGTTTGATTTTAGTAACCAACATCTTTAGCTGCATCAGAAATTTGACCATCAAAGAAATTTATAGAAATCTTACCCAAATCAATAGCATCAATTTTTCCTGATATACCTAAAGATTTTGCAGCAGATTCTACTTGTTTCATAGCAGACTTAATACTATTTACTAATTTTTCTCCTTTTTGATATTGGTCTTTGTAATTTCCATTTCTTTTTAATAACTTATCTTCTGATTTAATATTTTTATCAAATATTTTATTATAAGTTTTTTCTTGTTTTTCAAAAGATTTTTTAGCTTCTTTTAGTTGATCATTAGCTAAATCAATACCATTTTCTGCTCTATCTAATATTTCTCGTTGATTTTTAACTAAACCTTCTGTATTATTATAATCATTAAACAACATTTCTATTTGTCCATACTCTATTTCTAATTTAGTTGTTATTTTATCTAATTGACTAACTAATTTTTCAATAGTTTTTGCATCTTTAAATTTTAATTTCTTAGCAAGACTTAATTTCTTTCCAAGACTAATATCTTTAACTTTCCCTTCTTTTATTAATTCATTAAATGCACTTAGTATTTCGTGATCTGTTGGTTTTTTCATAATTTCTTTGTTAGCTAGTTTTTGTTTTCCCATTTTTTCCATTTTATCAATAAAGTAACCTTCTATACTTATGCCTCTTAATTCGCCATCTTTAATTTTTTTCCAAATTTCATCATTGTCTATTCTCATAGTAACAAACCATGTGCCTATAGGTAAATCATAGCCATATAAATTAGATTTGTCTTGATCTCCTGATTTAATCCATGATTCAGTAGTTAAAATTCCTTTAACATCTTCTTCATGCTGATAAGTAGCACTATGATGATTATTATGTTTTAAATATAATTCACTAGCTTTTTTTATTGTATCAACTGAAAAATATACATAAAAATCCGAATCTGTATTTGGATCGTGTCTAAAAATTTGCTTGTTAGGAATAAGAGCAGGAGAAATTACCATTCTTTTTTCTTCATCAATTTTAGCAAATGTTAAATTGTTTTTATGTTTTTTCATATAAACAAAATCCTGTTCTATAGCAGGATTAGTAACTAAACTAATAGCATCTATAGTCATTTCCTGATTAGAATCTGCAATTATTAATTCTACAATTTTAGTAATTTTTGATTTTTTATAATGATTAGGGTTTGCTTTTTCACAAGCATCTTTTGAATCGTATTTACACTCTCCATTTTCTCCCCACTTATATTTTCCGTTTTCGCATTTTGTACAAGGCATATTATATAATAGATTTAATTGTTAGTTGTTTGATTTATATTGTTGCTCTCCTACGAATATAAGCAAGTTTATTCTGATTATCTGTTAAGCTATCTGTAACTACATAAGCCTGAACTGGCTGCTGCTCTTGTTGCATATTTCCTAACTCAAATTTACCACTTAACATTTCAGGTGCAGGAGTAGATTCTATATTAGGAGCAGAACCACCACCACCACTACTTCCTACATCAGTAGCATATATTTTTCTAACATTCGCTATTCCTGCTGCTATAACTGCTGCTCCTGTAACAAAACCTGCTACACCTCCTTGTGCAAAAGCCTTATTAGCACCTACATAAGTATCAATTATTGCACTTGCTGCTGCTAATTCTTTATTATCTCCTGCTAATGTACTTAAAGCACTAGAAAGACCTGAATATGCACTTAATTGTTCATTAATACCTTCTTGAATTACTTGTGATTTTTGTTTTTCATAAGTTTTATTAATACCATCAATTTCTTCCCCTGCCAATTTAGCCATTTTAACTTTTTCATCATAGGCATTTTTTAATTCTAATAACTCTCTTTCTATCCCTGATAAACCCTCTAAAGCAAGTTCATTCTTTACCTGTAATAATTCATTTTCTAAAGCAACCCTGTTTACTATTTGTTCTGAAAGCTGACCTCCTATAGCTTCTTCAAGTTCAAGTTCAGCATTTTGTGCCTCCATTAAAGCTAATTTGTTTTCATCATTAGCATTTTGTTCTACTGCTAATTCTGCTGCTCTAATTTGTTTTTGTATTTGTTCTCTTTGTAAAGATTGTTGTTCTTTTAATACTTCCCCTAATCTATTATTAGCATTTATTCTTTCTTCAAAACTTAAATTTACATTATCTCTTATTTGTCTTTGATCTTCAGCTTCTTTTAATTTTTGTGCATTTAATTTAGCAAATTCTGCTTGTGCAAATTTAGCAGCTTTTATAGATGCCGTAGTTGCTTCTGCAAGTTCATAGTTTGATTTAATACTAATCTTAGAAACACCTTCTGCTACCTTATCATAAATAGCACCTATTTCTGTAACTGCATCTCCGAAATTACTTACTATATTTTTACCTGCATCTAATGCAGCTTCTCCAGTTTCTTTTATATCTAATTTTGTTAATTCTATATTATCCCTTAATTCTTGCATTTTACCCTTATCTCCACCTCCTAAAAAGGAATCTTCCCATGCTAACATAGATTGATCTATAGCTAATTTAATAGCAAAGAATGATAACTTTAAAGGTGTAATTGCTAAAGTAGTTATCCCTTTAATTACTGCACCTAAACCATTAAACCTATCAGAAGATGCAGTAACCCAAACAACTACATCTGCTAAAGTACTAGCTAAATCATTAAATGTTTTAGATATAGTACCAACTACTGTATCCATAGTATCTAAAAACTTTTGGTTTCTTTGTAATGCTTCTTTTAAAGCTACAAATCCTGCTATAATTAAACCAATACCTGCTGCTTTTAATGCAACACCAAAACCTTTAGCAGCAGTAGCCATACCTTTAAAACTTCCTGCTGATTTTTTAGCTGCTTTTCCTGTTTCTTCTGTTTCTTCAGCAAATTTACCCATTTGTTTAGCAGCATTTTCAGTATCTTTTGCTACTTCTCCAATGTTACTTTTTACTTCTGCCTCTATTATTTGTGCCATATCTTAGAATGTTGTTTGTAATTGATTTTGCCATAGTTTAATACTTGCAGTCCATTGTATTCTTGTTCCTGCTAATCCTGTAACGTGAACACCAAAAGAAGTAGCAGTAACATCTTTCATTTCTGCTGATATATTCATACCACTTTGTCCTGCCGTTACTATATGAGTTGATGTTTGATGATATGTTGATGCAAGTCCGTTTGTAAATTTTACTGCACCTGTTAATTGAACATATCCATATTCCCCAACTTCTCCTTCTCCTCCATAATTGATACCTATAACATTAGCTTCAAAACCTATTACT